TCACGGCCACGAGCTGCATCACGTGTGATGATTTGGGCCATTGTGGGCCCGGGCTTATACAGCCCAACGACTTGAGCGCGGCGTTGCATGTATTTTTTTTTGTTTTAAAATGGTGACGTGTAGTCCCCGTCACCTTTTATGTTATTGTAATTCGTTAGAACACAACGGATTCGCTGAATCCTACCGGTTCTATTAATAGATGCAATTGTAACGTAGTGGAACGAAGTGGAACGAAGTCCCGGGTAATACTGTTGCCCGGGACTTCTGGTGGGGAAATCTTAAAAGATTCCACGAGCATTTTACTAGTGATCAGTACAGGTGTGAGGAAGGGCGTCGCCCTTCCTATCTAAGTAATTGCTTAAAGTAGTAAGTGCTTAGTGTGGCGCGCCACCCCCGCGCGCCACAATAGGTAATTGCCATTTTTAGCACTCCTCAGATATTTAGAAGATATTTTCAGAAAGAGGAAGCTGTGACTCATAACGTCTGAAAAAGGTACATATAGGTGCGACAAGGTGCACTTTTCATTTTTTTTAACCGAACAGCGAGGAGTGACAGCATGGCAGACGAAGCGGCAGCAGCAGCAGCGGCAGCACCCGAAGCAGGACGGGCAGGTCCACCGCAGAGCAGAGCAAAGGCGTGGTGCTTCACTTGGAACAATCCGTCACACCGCGTTCTGTTCCCGGACGGGCTCCCTGGAAACATCACGTACCTCGTGTACCAGCTCGAACGCGGGAAAGAAGGCACAGAGCACCTACAAGGTTACATCCGCTTCAAAGACGCTACGAGGTTCAACCAGGTGAAGCTGCAAACGTTCAACACGCCGGAGGGTGTCGCTGTATTCCCTTTCGGAACTGCGCATCTCGAGGTTGCACGCGGGAAGCCAGAAGAAAACAAGGCGTACTGCACGAAGGCCGACACTCGCGTGCAAGGGCCGTGGGAGCTCGGAGAACTGCCGAAGGGCCAAGGCGAACGCACTGATCTTCGCGAGGCGGCTGTGTCGCTCATGGCGGATGGAGACATCAGGAAAGTGGACCCGGCGGTGTTCCTGAAGTACTCGAGCGGCTGCTTGAAGCTCGCTGCGCTCGCTCAACCGCCACGGCGTGACGGGCTGAAGATCATCACGATCGTTGGTCCTACGGGCATTGGAAAATCGTTCTCAGTGCACGACCTCTACCCGGATGTCTACGTCGTAAACATGGGCAACAGCGGGCTCTGGTGGGACGGCTACACGGGTCAGCCCGCCGTTCTATTCGAGGAGTTCAAAGGACAAGTGCAGCTGCAGAAGATGCTCCAAATCCTCGACCCGTATCCGCTACGCCTCGAAGTAAAGGGCGGCCTCGTACCTGCACGTTTCACCCTCGTCTTCATCACTTCCAACTACGAGTACGACAAATGGTACAAGAACGAGGCCGGAGAGAGAGATGCGGAGATCGGAGCTCTCGCTCGCAGACTCGACGCTCCTGTGCCTACACGGGTGCCGCCGAAGCCTGCCGGGGTGCGCTACATCCACTGCGACGCAAGGGACGAACTTCACAAAAGGCTCGACCGGGCGTTGTGCATCGAAGGTCTTCTCCCAAAGCCCACCAAGCGGCTGTCGCCGCTTGTCCCTATCGTAATCCCAGCGGCTCCCGCTCCTGTCGTCGTGGCCGCTGCTGCCGCACCCAGGGAAAAGACTCCCGAAATCCCAGATGGCCAGTGCCAGTTCGTCGCGGGCCCTGACGGAGCCCCACGCCTCAAAAGGCACAAGGCACAAGTGATCGTGCTCCGCGCAGCTCCGCCCGACGCCGACATGGCCGTGGACGAAAACGGAGACCATTTCGTACGCCAGGACATCATAGACGCCTGGCACAGCGCCGCGCCCCAGCCGTGATCAGCCATTGAAACCTGTAAGCAGATGAAAATTTCTGTGCACTCTCTTTAAAAAACCCAGCGGGAAAAAAGAGAAAAAAGCTGTTCAGTCGAAGAAGCGAATGCGGCTGTGAGCGTCCCACATGGTAACGTAGTTACCAACTGCAGACGATTCAGCAAAGGCGATGAGGTAGATAGCACCAGTGGTAATGTCGCCAATGTCGTGGTCAGTGCTCTGGAACTGGCTTTCCAGCCTGGTTTTGACAAACCAGTCGATGAGTTGCACGGTGGTCGAGGTTGCTGTGAACGCGAACGTTTGGTTGCGCAGAATGGTGAAACGAGACTTGTTAGCCATGTTGAGGCCAGAGTGGAACCCAGGGGCAGTAGAAACGTTGTCACTGATGACAGACCCAACGAGCGGGAAGGCGCCGTTTGGCTGATGATCGTAAACGAGCATCACACGCACAGCGTTGGCAGTTGGCGTGGTCCCCGACATGCGCAGAGTCGCGCGGAAGTTGATGCTCTTGATCAGGATTTTTGCGCCAATCCTGTTGTACGATGTCGCTCCCTGCTGAACACAGTTGAGCTCGGTCATGCCGTAGAAGGCGGTAGCAGGCTCATGAGACGTGACGTTGCCGACTGTCGGAAGCCCGTAAGGGTCAGCTCCGGACGGATCAAGAACGTCTGCGTCGAAAAACTTTACTTCTCCTCTGCCCATTTGGCCACGGCCGACAGCGTACATCGGAACTCCACGAGGAACAGAAACAAGGCGGGCGGACGCGTAGGACGCGGCCCTCTGCATCTTCGCAGCCTCACGGCCACGAGCTGCATCACGTGTGATGATTTGGGCCATTGTGGGCCCGGGCTTATACAGCCCAACGACTTGAGCGCGGCGTTGCATGTATTTTTTTTTGTTTTAAAATGGTGACGTGTGAACCCGTCGCCTTTTATGTCATTGAAATTCGTTAGAACACAACGGATTCGTCGAATCCTACCGATTCTAATGAATCTGTGCAATTGTAATTTGCGACAAAGTTGCGACGATGTGCTGGGTAATACTGTAACCAGCACATCGAGTGGGGAAATCTTAAAAGATTTCTCAGGCATTTTACTAGTGATCAGTACGGGTGTGAGGAAGGGCGTCGCCCTTCCTATCCGAGTAATTGCTTAAAGTAGTAAGTGCTTAGTGTGGCGCGCCCTCCCGCGCGCCACAATAGGTAATTGCCATTTTTAGCACCCAGATATTTAGAAGATATTTCCAGAAAGAAGAAGTTATGACTCATAACGTCTGAAAAAGGTGCATTTAAGTGCGACAAGGTGCACTTTTCATTTTTTTTAACCGAACAGCGAAGGGTGACAGCATGGCAGAAGTAGCACCAGCAGCAGCACCGGCAGCAGAGGCTCGGGCGGCGGCAGTGGCGGGGCCTCGCAGCGAGGCGAAAGCGTGGTGCTTCACGTGGAACAACCCGACGCACCGCAACCTGTTTCCCGATGGTCTTCCGGACAAAGTTCAGTATCTCGTGTACCAGCTCGAGCGCGGTGCAGAGGGCACGGAGCATCTGCAAGGCTACATCTACTTCAAGGAAAAAATCCGCTTCAATCCGCTCAAGGAGATGGAGTTCAAAACGCCAGACGGAGCTTCCGTGTTCCCGTTCAGGGCTGCGCACCTGGAAGTTGCAAAAGGCAAGCCAGAGCACAACAAGGCGTACTGCACGAAGCCAGAGACGCGGGTCGCGGGGCCTTGGGAGCTCGGCAGCCTACCCAAAGGACAAGGCGATCGTCAGGACCTTCGCATCGCTGCAGCCTCGCTCATGGCCGACGGGGACATCCGCAACATCGATCCCGCCGTGTTCATCAAGTACGCTAGTGGCTGCCTCAAACTCGCGGCCATGGCACCGCCTCCGAGGCGCGACGGTCTCAAGATCATCACCATTATCGGTAACTCCGGCATTGGCAAATCGTACTCGGTGCACGACCTCTACCCGGACGTCTACGTCGTAAACATGGGCAACAGCGGTCTCTGGTGGGACGGTTACACCGGACAACCTGCGGTGCTCTTCGAAGAGTTCAAAGGCCAAGTGCAGCTACAAAAGATGCTCCAGATCCTGGACCCGTACCCGCTGCGCCTCGAGATCAAAGGCGGCCTCGTTCCTGCGCGCTTCTCGATCGTCTTCATCACTTCCAACTACTCATACGACAAGTGGTACAAGAACGAGGCAGGCGAACGCGACCCGGAGATGGCGGCACTCGCTCGCAGGCTAGACGCTCCCGTGCCCAAAGCCAAGCCTCCGAAAGCTGCCGGGGTGCGCTACATCGAGTGCGACGCTAGGGAAGAACTACACAAACGTCTGGACAGGGCGATGTGCATCGAAGGTCTTCTCCCCAAACCTCGCAAGCGGCTGTCGCCACTTGTTCCTATCGTACTTCCAGCAGCTCCTGCTCCCGTCGTCGTGGCTGCTGCTGCCGCACCCAAACCAAAGACCCCCGAAATCCCGGATGGCCAGTGCCAGTTCGTCGCGGGGCCTGACGGAGCCCCACGCCTCAAAAGGCACAAGGCACAAGTGATCGTGCTCCGCACAGCTCCGCCCGACGCCGACATGGCCGTGGACGAAAATGGAGACCATTTCGTACGCCAGGACATCCTGGACGCCTACCGCAGCGCCGCGCCCCAGCCGTGATCAGCCATTGAAACCTGTAAGCAGATGAAAATTTCTGTGCACTCTCTTTAAAAAACCCAGCGGGAAAAAAGAGAAAAAGCTGTTCAGTCGAAGAAGCGAATGCGGCTGTGAGCGTCCCACATGGTAACG